AGAAGAACAGGCTCGCAGTTTAGTAGATGAATACAAAGGCACTCGTGTAAATAGTTATGCGTTCTTACCTCAAAGCAACAAAGTGCATTTAGCAGAAATTATTAAATTTAGCCCAACGGATTACATAACATAGGAGATTAATAATGCCTAAGATAATTACTAAAAAATTTACAATTTATGATCTCGAAGATTTAAAAAGTGATGATGAATTGTGCGACAAGATATATCAAAAATTCTGGTTAGATAATCCAGATAATATTAATGGTTGGGTAGATGATAATTTAGATAGTTTTGAAAAGTTTGCTGACACTTTACATATGGGTTTTGACTGTTCACTATCTAATGGAGAGTGTCCCGAAAGAAGTTGTTATGTAAAACTAACACCAGATTATTCTTTAGTTAACAAAGACTATAAAGAACTGTTAAAAGATTATAAAGGTAATGGTTATTATTTATGTTTTGACTTAAAAATATTTACCTTAAATCTATTAGATAAAAATGAATATCAGGTTTTATACGAAAAATCTATAGATGGTTTTGTTGAGAAAATTCAAAACAAAATGTTCAAATTATGGTTTAAAGATAATGAATACTATTACTCTAAAGAATCGTTTTTAGATTATGTAGACGCAAACAATTACAAGTTTGATGAAGATGGTAATTTTATAAAAAACATTTAACCTATAAACTTATTGGATAAAACAAATACTCATGAGTAAGTTTGAAATTAAAATAAAACAAACTTTCGTTGCGAATTTTTGTGTGGACGCAGATGGTGATGAACAAGCTATCAGGTCTGCGTCTAGATTGTTAAATAAAAATATAAGAGAGGGCAACATCTGTGCTATGGCTTGTGATGAGCATGAGGAAGTCTTGTCCTGTCAAGAAATAAAAAAGGGAGAGAGAGATGAAAATAACCCAAAAAAATAAAGACAAATTATTAGAGTGGGGAATTGTCTTAATGCTGTTAGTAGCCTTAATACTTTATAAGTATTTTACTTGGGGTTGTCTTTTTGTTTGTGGAGATTGGTATGATGAATAAGGCAATTAGATTTGGGCATACAGAAGATTATAGTTTTGATCCAAACCAAACAATACTAAGAAATTTTAGCTATTGGTTATGGGCAGTTAATACTGAACGCAGTTATAATGGCGAGGAAAAATTATCTAAAAGAAACGCCTGGCTATGTTTCAAAGAACAGTATAGTGAAAAAATTCAAAGTAGATAAATACATTCCTATGCCTAGATTTTATTCTCCATTCGTGCAGACTTTATACAATCTAGGTGTAGGTGAAAGTATAGGTGACTTGTCTAAGAAACAAGCTTACAAATACAGACAACATTTTTACAGGTCTGAGTTCAAGCCTAAAAAATTTAGAATGAGAAGGGACGCAAATTCTAGATACAGGATATGGCGAATAGAATAAAGTCATGTTAGTATCTCGGAATGAGTTTCGAGAGAGGTATCAAAGAAGTTCAAGAAATTGTTGATAAACTAGAGGGCAACGAGATAGACCTAGAAGAATCAATGAACTTGTTTGAGAAAGCTCAAAAAATTATAAAGTATTGCAACAAACAACTTAAGAACGCAGAAGATCGCATTAAAGAAATAACTGAAACCAAATAACTAATCCTTCTCCTCTTTCAACTTAGCTTCGATAGTCAGTTGATTATCCGACATCAGTTCGTTGAGTCGCAGTTCCAACTGTTCTCTCGACATACTATCTATCTTATGTATTTTATATTCTTTCTTATCCACCATAAGTCCTGCAAGTTTCGCCCTAGCAACTTCTGCAGCAACAGCAGGGCCATAAGACCCATCATCCATAGCTCTATCTCTAATCTCTGATAGCTTGGTCGCAATTTTTTCAAAAGTTATTTCATTCTTCTTTCTTTGAATAGCTTTCAGATCTCTAATCTTTGCTCTGATATGTTCAAACTCTGGGTCTTTCATCATGCGTGTAGCTGCAACTCCAGGATTAGAATAACCTGCTAAGTTCGCACATTGAGTTTGGTTGTAGTCATGATAGACCATCAGGTCAACAAACTTCTCTTGCTTTTTTGTCAATTCCTTTTTTTTCATTTTTACTTTTCTACTTTACTCTACCTTTTTCATCTATGCGTGAGCAATGGAAGGTGGGTTTATTACCCACTTCCTTCCCCCTCTTTAGAGGGTTGCACAACTGCACAACTGCACATACCTCTAAACATAAGGCTTTCAAGCCACGCTGTGCGTATGTGCAGGCATGTGCAATTGCACAACCGCACATACTAAGAAATCCCATAGGAATGGGGCTTTCAGCTAACGCTGTGCAATTTACATTTTTCCCATTGCACAACCACTTTAGCCCCACATTCTCCTCTCTACGAGACCCCATAGCACTCTCAAAACTAAACGCCAATTGCCTATTTTTTAACCAACCAAGCAGTGAGGCCACACGCAAATTTAAGTAAATTGGGTGTAAGCTATCTGCGCATGACCTCTTTAATTTATTAATACTTTCTTTCTTCTTTTTACTACCAAAGATCTTGTCCCAATTATCTTTGAAAGTTTGTTCTTTAATCTGTCTCGGTCTTCTTTTACTACCTTTACTCATTGTCATCCTCAACAATTTTTATAACATCAGTAGTATCATCTAAGAAAGGCTCACAACTCTCTGAGCAGCCACTAGATATGTGTAGGTGGTGTAAGTCTATAAACTTTTCAAAACCCTCACTAACCATATCTCTTATATCTTGCACTGATCTATAACCTCTGAAAAACCTCATGTCTTTGTTTAATGCTTTAGCTACTGCGCCTGCCCTGCCATATTGTTTTTCCATACGTTCAGGAAACTCAAAAGCCTTTGGGTTTTCTACCATAACTGTCATAAGTTTTTTATATGATTTCTTCCAACACCAAACACAATTACCGAAATGTTCTGGGATTTCTAAATCAAACTCTTGATCTTCCCACCAACTTAAAACATCTTCTTTGTCTATACCCCAATCTATAAGTGGGTATATTAAATGTTCATGCTCTGCATTCTTTGACTGTCTGCTCGCTTCATCTGCTCTTATGCCTAGAGCGTGATAGTAGTCTTTGTTTTTTAGACCTAGCACATTTCTTATGTAATTCCTGATTGGATATTCTTTTAGCTCTCTACTGCAAGACGGGGCTTTTGCCCAAGGAATACCATATTTAGCTATGTAATCTTCAAAAGGTTTGCCCTCTCTTGATGCTGTTTTGTAATCTACAATCTTTGCTTTTGTTCCCATGCCCTTTTCAGGATGCACCTCCGCCTCTATCCAGGCAGTAT